CGCCCGGATGCCGCCAAACCTGCCCAACGCAAAACCGAGCTGCTGAAGTATTTGAGCGACGTGAACATGACGCCCTTCAACCGCTCCCGCGCGTTCGAGGATGCGGTAAAGGTCGGTGTGGGCTGGATGGAAGCTTGCGTGCAGGAAGAGGACGAGGGCGAGCCTGTCTGCGACCGCTACGTCAGCTGGCGAGACGTGCTCTGGGACAGCGTAGGAAATGAGAAGAACCTGAAGGACTGCCGGTACGTTATCCGTACGAAGTGGCTCGATCTCGACGTAGCAGAGGCCTATTTCCCCGGCCGTACAAAACTGCTGCGCCATTCCGCTGCCGGCAATAACAACTATGGCCTCGACCGGCTGGGCGACGAGGCGATGGACAGCCGCGAGACCGATACGCAGGGCTATTCCAGTATCCGCACCGCTGTGGACGGTATCAAGCGAGAGCGCGTCCGCGTTATCGAAATCTGGTTTCGCCGGCCTGTCACTGGTACGCGCATGGTCGGCGGCGAGTTTTCAGGAGAGATGTACGACGAGGACAACCCGGCACCGGGGCATACTGCCTCTATCGAGCGCGGGGATGGTTCACCCGAGCAGCGCACCATGATGCGGATGCACGTGGCGCTCATGGTCGATACCGGCCTGCTGTATCTCGACCAGTCCCCGTACCGTCACAACGATTTCCCGTTTACCCCAATCTTTTGCTACCGCCGCGACCGCGACGGGATGCCGTACGGGATTATCCGCCCGGTGCGCGACGTGCAGGAGGACATCAACAAACGGGCCTCCAAAGCCCTGCACATCCTCTCCACGAACAAAACCATCATGGACGAGGGCGCAGTGGACGACCCCGACGAGTTTGCGGAGGAAGTCGCCCGGCCGGACGCCATTATCGTCAAGAAAAAAGGCTATGAGCTGACCATCAACGCAGAACGGGAGCTGGCACCGGCGCACCTTGAGCTGATGAGCCGCAACATCGCGATGATTCAGACCCTGACTGGCGTCACCGATGAGAGCATGGGGCGCACGACCAACGCCACCAGCGGCATTGCCATCGGCCGGCGGCAGGAACAGGGCGCGATGACCACTGCCGGCATTTTCGACAACCTGCGTTTCGCTGTCCAGATCCACGGCCAGAAGACCCTCTCTCTCGTGGAGCAGTTCTTCACCGAAGAGAAGTCCTTCCGCATCACCAACTCACGCGGCGTCCCGGACTACATCACCATCAATGACAGCCTGCCAGAAAACGACATCGTTCGTACGAAGGCAGATTTCGTCATTTCCGATCAGGACTGGCGCGTCACCATCCGGCAGGCTCAGACCGAAGAGCTGTTCGCGCTCCTCCAGCAGATTGCCCCGGTCGCCCCGCAGGTGCCGCTTATCATGCTGGACCTCATTGTCGAAGGCATGGATATGCCGCAGCGCGACGAGCTGGGCGCCCGCATCCGTCAGGTGACGGGCCAGCGCGACCCAGACCAGCAGGAGATGACGCCGGAAGAGCAGCAGGCGCAGGCCCAGAAGGATCAGGCCGAGCAGCAGCAGCAGGAACTACAGATGCGCGATGCGTTGGCCACCATCGCCGGGAAGGAGGCGAAAGCCGCCCGCGACCAGACTGCCGCCCAGAAAGACCAGGCACTCATCCGTCAGATTATGGGGACGCTCGCCGGACAGAACATCACCACCCAGCAGAATGCCCTTCAGGCCGCGCTTATGGCCATCGGCACGCCGGGCGCTGTCCGTGTGGCCGACGCCATGCTGCACGAGTCCGGTTTCGTCTCCCGCAGCGAGGAGGAGGACGTGGCCGCGCAGGCCGAGCAGGCTCAGGCCGCACAGCAGATGCAGCAACAGCAGCAGGCGCAGCAGCAACAGGAACAGCAGGCCGCTGAACAACAGCAGCAGGCACAGCAGGACCAACAGCAATTTCAACAGCAGGCCGGCCAGTTCGGTCTCGGCGTACCCAAGTGAGGAAAATTTATGAGCATTCGTGACGACTACAGTGACGCAGACTGGGACAAGCTGACCAAAGAGGAGCAGGAAGGCCTGCTGCTGATGGACACCGACCCCGATGAAAATGAGCTGGCGGAAGGAGAAACCACCCCGGATATCGACGGTGAAGGTGGCGAAGGCGGTGAAGGCGAAGCCGCCGGCATGTCCGATCTGGACCGTCTTGCCGCCAACGACCGCAAGGCCGCTGCGCTGGCCGAACAGCAGAAAGAGGAAGCTGGCGAGGGCGGTGAAGGCGGTGAAGGTGCCGGCGAAGGCGAGGCTGCTGCGGCCGCTGCTGCTGCGGCAGAACCCGACGCGGCAGCTAAAGAAGCCGCAGAGGCCGCTGAGAACGCCAAGCTAATTGACCTGCCGAAAGGCTGGAATGCGCAGCTCCCGGAGGACTACGAGACCCGCGTTCAGGCCAACGAAGACGCTCAGACCGCTAACACCAAAGCCTATGACGACGGCGATATCTCCTTTGCGGAATACACCAAGGAACAGCGCAAGCTGGACCGTGAATCCCGCTCGCTCGAAAAAGAGAAGGACACCATCGAACTCGACCGCAAGCTGGCGAGTGAGTCCGTCATGGGGCGCTGGCAGGGCGTCATGAGTGCGTTCCTGCCGCAGCACCCGGAGCTGAACACCACGACATTCCGGGGTGAAGCCTTCGACACCATCCTCAAACGCGTCACCGCCGAGACGCTGAACAAAGGCAAGATCCCCGGTCTGGCCGATGCCGAGAAGGCCTACAAAGAGTGGTGCACCGAGTTCAACGTCGAGCCGACCAACGTCACCGCACAGAAAAAGGCGACCGTGCCGGCGAAGAAAGAGAAGGTCAAAACAAAGGTGCCACCGACACTGGGTGGATTGCCGGCCGCGCAGGCTACCGACACGCAGGACGGCCGTTTCGCCCAGCTCGACCGCATGACCGGTGAAAAGTACGAGGAGGCGCTTGCCAAGTTGTCATCGGCAGAACGCGACGCATACCTCCAGTACGCGAGCTAAGGAGCCAGCCAGCGTGAGCGTATTGAGACACAAACTGAAAATTGGTGAAGAAATCTGGATTGGTGACGCCTGCATAACCCTGCAAAAAAAATCAGGACAGCACGCGCTCATCTTCATTGAAGCTCCACCTGACGTGAAGATTCGCACACCCCAGAGCGATGACACCAAGGAGGAACAAATCACAAACCAGACGGACTAACCACGAAACCACTGTTTCTATTTTGCAAACAGTGGTTTTATAATCAGATCGATTGAATGTGCTGCGCAGGAGTGCGGCCGACACCAACTCCGCACGTTCGAGGAACAGCACATGGGTCAAACCACACTGAAATTCGGCAGTCCGATGGCGCAAAAGCGCTGGTCCGGGCAGCTCTTTCTGGAAACCATCAAAAAGAGCTACTGGGACAAATTCGAAGGCCGCTCCGAAAACTCCGTCATCATGGTCAAGAATGACCTCGCATCCGACGCCGGTGATCGCGTCAGCTACGATATTTCTGTCCAGCTGCGCGGCAAACCGACTTCGGGCGATGACCGCCTGAAAGGCAACGAAGAAGGCCTGAAATTCTTCACCGACGAAGTGATCATCGACCAGCTGCGTAAATCCGTTTCCGCAGGCGGTAAGATGACCCGCAAGCGCACGTCTCACGACCTGCGTAAAGTCGCGAAGGACCGCCTGTCCGACTACTGGGCGCAGTACATCGATGAGATGAAATTCATCTACATGTCCGGCTCGCGCGGCATCAACGAGGACTTCATCGAAGACGAGAGCTACACCGGTCACGCGAAGAACCCGCTCCGCCAGCCGGATTCACAGCACCTAATGTTCGGTGGTGCAGCCACGTCCAAAGCGACCATCACCGCAGGCGACACCATGAGCCGCTCACTCGTTGAGAAGTGCGTCGTGAAGTGCCGCATGATCAAAGCCCGCGACCGCAACTCCGCGAACATGGTGCCTATCATGGTCGATGGCGCGAAGCACTTCGTCATGATCATGTCTCCGTATCAGGAGCACGACATGCGTCAGGAAGCTGGCGAGAAAGGCTGGCTGGAAGTTCAGAAAGCGCGTGCCGCAGCTGAAGGCAAGGCGAACCCGATTTTCGTCGGCGGTCTGGGCATGATCAACAACTGCGTTCTGCACTCCCACGAGAGCGTCATCCGCTACAACGACTATGGCGCTGGCCAGAACGTCAATGCGGCGCGTGCGCTGTTCCTCGGCCGTCAGGCTGCGGTCATCGCCTACGGTTCGCCGGGCGGCATGCGCTTCACCTGGAAAGAAGAGACCGACGACTTCGGGAACGAGCCGGTTGTGGCGGCGGGCACGATTCTGGGCCTGACCAAAGTGCAGTTCAACAACCGCGACTTCGGCGTGATCTCTGTCGATACCGCAGCCACCGACCCGAACGCGTAAGGAGCTGACATGGCTATTGTAAAATCCCCGTGGATCATCGGTACCCGCATGACCAAGCGTCCGCAGACGACCGGTGCTATCCACGTCACCCACTTCACCTACGATTTCGGTCTGGTGCAGTCCAAGGACCTCGCCGCAGGTGACATTCTGGAGCTGGCAATCCTGCCGTCTGGCGCGAAGCTGGTGGACGCCACCCTCATCACCGAAGGTGCGTGGGCTGCGCTGACGGCTGAAGTTGGGCTGATGACTGGTGAGGTAGGCGCGGACACCAACGCGGACGGTAGCGCCCGCACCTCTGACAGTTCCCTGTTTGCCGCTGCCGCGCTGGCGACCACCTTTGCGCGTCTGGCAAAGCCGGATGTCGTGCTGCTGGCGCGTCCGGAAAACACGGAAACCTCAGTTGGCGTCAAGGTATCTGGTGCAGTGGCGAAAGCAGCCGGAAAGCGCATTCACCTGATCCTGTACTACTACCAGTAAGTCACACGTCCAAAGGGAGGCATTGCCCTCCCTTTTTTCTATGTCCCGATCAGAGGTTACTGCATGAAACTTGAATCCCTTATCCGCCGCGAAGGTGGCACCATCGTTGTAATGGACGCTCCGAAGCGCAAATACCACTTCAAACCAGAAGGTGACGCCCCGGAGCACGTCGCGACCGTCGATGTGGAAGACCACGCCCGCGCTATGCTGCGCATCACCGAGGGCTATCGCCTTGTGGCTGGTGAAGAGCTGCCGGCGTCGCTCGAAGATGTGCTGGAACCCGTGAAGCTCGTCGGCTCCCTCGTGCACAACGCCACCTACACCTTCTTCGGAGAGACGTTCACTCTTGAACAGCTGGTGGAGCTGGCCTGCGACGATTCCGGCCTGTCCGGTGAGCAGTGGAACGAGCTGGCCGATCAGGAACGCTACGCCTACATCGACGCGACCATCAACGAGCTGAAGGCCGGTACGCAGGACGACACGCTCAGTCCTCAGTCCGATCCGGACGATAACGACGCTGGCGAAGACGAACAGGCACAGGAGCAGGAGAAAGCCCCGGAGCCTGAGCAGAAAGCAGCGGAAGCCCCTGCTGAACCTGAGCAGGCTGCGCAGGAAGATGCCGGGCAGGCTGGCGAAGAGGCTAAGGCCGCTGAAGAAACGCCACTGAATCAGCTGCCTAAGCGCGAGCTGATGGTGATGTTCGAGAAGAAAACCAATGTGAAGCCGTCCCAGAAAATGACCATCGCTGATCTGGTGGCCGGTATCGAAGGGGCGGACGAATAATGCGAACAGCGCAGGATATTTTAGAGGCGGCAAGCGGCCTGCTGCTTGATGAGGGTTTTGTGCACTGGACGCTTCCGGAGCTGTGCCGGTGGCTCAATTTCGGGCTGGATGCCATCACGCTCCAGAAGCCGAGCGCGAGCGCTGTGACAACCGGCGTGCCGCTGGTGCGCGGGACGCTTCAGACGCTGCCGGACGGTTACGCCTCGATCCTGCGCCCGGTTCGCAACATCGCAGGCCCGAAAGCCGACCGGATGCCGCGCAAGCGCCTGACGGTCGTGGATGAGGCGAGCCTGTCTGCGATGAACCCCGCGTGGGATGACGAGATCACCTGCCGGTACCAGCAGCAGGCCAAGCACGTACTGTTTGATGAGGCCAGCCCGAAGACGTTTTACGTCTATCCGGGCAATGACGGTACCGGCGTCGTGGAAATGGTGCTGTCAGCCATCCCCGCGAAGGTCACGCCCTCCGGCATCGAGGACGATATCGCCAGCTATGACATGCCGATAGCGCTCGATGAGACCTATCACGACGCGCTGGTCGATTACGTCATGTACCGCGCCTATTCGAAAGATGCGCAGTTCGCCGGATCGGCCCAGCGTGCAGCCCTGCATTACCAGCAGTTCGCCAACAGTCTGGGGATCAAGGTCAGCGTCGAGGCGAACACGTCACCCAACGCCAAATCCCGCGTGGCCCCGGCCGCGTCCGGTGTCGTTCAGGGGGGCTAACCGATGCGCGATATGGAAGATTTCCTGCCGCTTATCAATGTCTGGGCACCGGGAGCGCCGGAGCCGGTCACGCTCAACTTTCTCCGGCAGGCCGCGAAGGAGCTGTGTCAGCGTACGCGCTGCTGGCGCTTCACGGACTCGTTCGAGACGACCGGCGACGACATCGAGGTGATGTGCACGCCGCCGTACTCTGACCTGTTCGAGATCGAGTGGGCCAAATTCAACGATATGGACCTCGAAGCGAAGACACCGGCAGGTGATATGCTGTTTCACGACAACGGCCAGCCGAAGTACATCACCCAGACCAGCCCGAATACGATCACCCTTGAGCCACATGCGGCCGG